AGTTAAACCAAAAGCAGTTGTTAAACCAAAAGCAGTTGTTAAACCAAAAGCAATAGTTAAACCAAAAGCAGTAGTTAAACCAAAAGCAGTAGTTAAACCAAAAGCAGTTGTTAAACCAAAAGCTAAGAAATAAATTTATAATAAATTATAATAATAGAATTATGAGTAATTTAACAAATACTTATATGAGAAACCTTGATATTCTTTTAGATATTTCAACTAAAGTTTTAAAATGTTCAATGCAAAGATGTAAAAAATATATGACAACAAATGATAAAAAAATACAAAAACTTTTAAAAGAAACTGATTCAAAAAAGAAAGTAAAAGAAATTGAAAAATTAGCAACAGAAAAAACAGCATTAAAAACAGAAAAATGTATTTATATTAAATGTAAAAAACTTCATATAAATTTAATAAAGGTTTTAATAAAAACAGCAATAAGTTTTATAAAAGAATATCCAAATGTTAAATTACTTCATACAAATATAAAACAAATTATAAAAGAATTAATAATATTAATAAAAAAACCAGAATTAACACATGCGGATATAAATCAAATGAATAAAAATAAAAATATATTAATTTTTAATATTTTGAACATAAAACTTTAAATCCAGAATCACTAATTATTGATGTATCTATAGTCCATTTAATTGTATTTCTTTTTTTCCAAATATCAAATGCTTCATTGATATGTAATTTTAATTCATTTTCATTTATACCTTTAACTTTCATTAAATGTGCGTTTATTTTTGAAATTTCTTTAGTTACTTTTGAATGTCCATAATGTGTTGATTGATGACATAATCGACATAATGCAATTATTCTTATTAATTTCTGTGTTTTTGTTTCAAAATCAAAAATCCATCTTTCATGTGCTTCTAAATATTTAAATCGTTTAGCACCACAACATTCACATTTATGTCCAGTTCTTTCATAAATATGATGTCTTATTAAATTCCAATCACTTTCAGTAAATATACTTCTAACATTTTTAAAATAACTTGTTTTTGGTATCATATCAATAAATAATTCATTACCACCATATGTTCTATCTTCACCAATAATATCTATTTCTTTATATACATCATATAATTTACATAATTCATTTGATTCATCTTCACAAAACCATTTTTTACAATTTTTATCCCAAATTGCCCCATATTCCTTTGCTATTTTTTTTTCAGAATAAGGAATATTTAAATAAATAACCATTATTTAATTCTTTTTTATTATTATTAATTATTAATTATTATTTAAATCCTTCTTTATTTAAATTTTCTAAAATTTCAACACCATTTTCTTTTAACTTTCTAAAATGATGATAATTTATATAATTAAAAAAGAAGTATAAAACAGTAAAAAATAATAATAGTAAAACAATCCAAAAATAAATATTATTAGGGTTTTGTATTGTCTTGCTATTATTATTATCATTATTTACTTTTGTAACCAAAAAAATAATAAAAACTAAAATAGTAGAGATTATAAAACATCTACGCCAAACTGCCGATTTTTCATGATAAGATAAAATACTTATAAGTCGTTTTATAGAAATATCAGTTGTATCACTATGATGATGTTTAGTATTTATTAAAAATACACTATTATTTTCATTACATTGTTTAGCAATTGATAATCTATAACATCCTAATTCTTCTCTTTCTTTAAGAATGGCATATAATAATATACCTACTAAAATAATTACAATTAAAATTGCTATTGTTATCATTTATATTATAATAATTAAAAAATAAATTTATCTTTCAATAATTTTAAATTTTAAATCACAATTATTATTAAATAATGATTTAAAAAACTCTTCTAAATCATCTGTATTTGTAAATCGAGTACATGTATATAAATCAATTGCTACTTGTTTTTCTTCTACAAATGTATGAATAGATAAATGAGATTCAGCGAGAATATATACACCAGTAACACCGAATGGTTGAAATTGATGTAATGCTTTTCCTACAACATTTAAATTATATTTATCAACAATTTTATTTAATAATGGTGTAATAGTTGATTCAAGTTTAAGAATTTCATTATCTTGTATATTACAAATATCAATAATAATGTGTGTTCCTGTCATTTTATAATTATTATTATTTATTATTATTATTTATTTGTATTATTTTTATATTGAAAAATATATTTTAATATATTCTTTAATAATTCCTCTACATGTATGACATTTATTATTTATTCCTGTATAATTATTAACAGATACACATTTATTACAAATAGTATGACCACATGGACTTAAACATAAATCAACTTCATTTACAAAACAAATAGGACAAATTTTTTTATTATCATTATTAATTTCATTATTTTTTAAAACTTTATTAATTATAAAAATAAACATATTAGTAAAATTACTTATTTTATTATTAATAATTTCAATATTATTTTTAATATTTATTAATTGTGGTTGATAATAATTATTTACCCAATTTAAATAATTTTCTCTTAATTTTTCATTATAATTCATATAAATAGTTGTTAATGTATCTTCATTATTATTTTCATTATTATTTTCATTATTATTTTCATTATCGTTATTAAAATTATTAATAATATTTAAAACATTAAAATGATTATTTTCAAAATTATTTAAATAATTTTGAAAAAATAAATCATTTGCTATTAAATCTTCATATTTTTTATTATAAATATTTAATGAACTATTTAAATCTTCATAAGTTTTTATTAAATCACATGGAGTATTTGATGTTATATCAAAAAAATTATAATTTGTATTATCATTAACTATATTTATATTTCTATTCATTATTTCATTATATACTTCTGTTAATTCACCATATAACATATTATAATTATTATAATTATAATTAATATAACTGTTTATATATATATATAATTAAAAAATGATTTGAATAATTAATATTTATAATTAATATTTATAACTAATAGTAAATGGTTTTTTTAGGTGCTCACATTAGTCGCGAAGAAACCCTAAGTAAAACTATTGCTAAAATTATAGATAATGGTGGTAATGCATTACAAATATTTGCATCAAATCCTAGAAGTGCTAAAATATCTGAACCTAATCCAAAATTCTTTGATGTAGAACAAATTAAAAAGGTAATTAAAAAAAAGAAATTTTCTTTAATAATACATAATCCTTATGTTATTAATCTTGCATCACCATTTATGATTAATAAAAGAGTTATGGATATAAAGGATTGTTATTGGATTCAATTAATAATTCATGAGTTAAAAGTTGCTGATACAATTGGTGCATTAGGTTGTGTTATTCATTGTGGAAAATATACATCAAATTCGCCTGAATCTGGATTAAAGAATATGAAATTGGCATTAGATTATGTTATTGAAACAATAAAAGAACTTAATATTAAATCTAAAATAATATTAGAAACATCATGTGGTCAAGGAACAGAATTAATATTTGATTATCAAGAATTTTTAAATTTCTATAATTCATTTAATGAAGATCAGAAAAATTATTTCAAAATTTGTATAGATACTTGTCATGTATGGGCATCTGGTTTTGAATTAGCAGAAGTTTATAATTTAACCAAAATCAATGGTAATTTAAAGGATATAATGGTAATTCATGTTAATAACAGTAAAAACCCTAAAAATAGTCATGTAGATAGACATGATATGATTACACAAGGTCATATGGATATTAAAGATATTATTAAATTTCTTAAATTAATTAGAAAAAATAATAGAAACCTGATATTTATTTTAGAAACTCCTGATGAAAGTAATTTGAAAGAAGAATTTAAAATAATTAAATAATTTTTATTTATATTTATATTTAAAAAAATGATTTATGATTTTTTATTATTTTTGTTGTCAGATATATTTGAAGTAAGTAATGAATACAACTAAATATTCTAGTGTTGGCGTTGTTGCACCTCGCGAATTTACAGGTGATGATCCTCGTGCATATATTACTATGGGTGTAATCTTTGGGTTTTTATTGTTCATTATTTGTATATCTCTTATATCAACATTATTACGATGGAAATGTTATGGTGGAAGTGCACGTGTCGCTGTTGTTGTTACTGAACCTATTCGTGTTGTAGTCGTTTCTTCTGAAGTTCAGCGTTCTGATTTATATAGAGTTGGTTCTGCAGATTCTGGTACTAGTGACAACAATTGTAGGTGAGAGTTTGATAATTTTTGAAATAATGACAAAAGTTGTTTTATTACAATTTTTGTTATTGTTATTTTTGATGTTCTTGATATATATTAAAAATATCTGTTAAAAAATTTTTGTTATTTTCTAAGCGTAATGCTGAATAATAATGATCATTACGTTGATTATAAATAAATTTTCCTTCATCATTATAATGATTATAAATTCTATTTAAAAAATTTATTTCACCATTTTGTTGAATTAAAGCACTTGAAAAATTATGGTAATCATTATTATATAACCAATCTAATCGTTCTTTAAATTTTATATTATCATTTTTATATTTATTATTATAACAATTTAATAATAAATTTATTTTATATTCTTTTATTAAATTTATTATAAATTCATCTGTTAATTTTTCATTATTATTATTATTATTATTATTATTATCATTATTATCATTATTATTTTCGATAATATAATTACGAATATCAGTAATAATTTTTTTCATATTTAGATAATTATTTAACATTAAATTATTTGTTGAATTTTCAATCATTATTTTTATTTGACTGTCATTTATTATAGGCATTATTTAAGGATTTAATTTATAAGAATAATTATTATAATTATAATAATTATGTCTTTATTTAAAATTTCATTATTAATAATTACTTGTTTATTTGAATATAGTTTATCATTTCAACCATTAATTTATTATAATAATAATCAAATAAAAATTAAAAAAACGATAAGAAAACCTATAAAAACTATTAAATTATTTAATGAAGATTTTTCAAATATAATGAATAGAACATCATTTACACAATTTTTAATATTTCTTACATTATTATCATATCCAACAAGAAACGAAAATATTAATAAAAAACAAGAAAATAATCAAATTGAAATTTTCAAAAAAACTTCAAAATCTGTATGTTTTATATCAACAGAATATTCATCACTTGCTTTTAATCTTAAAATTGATTCTGAAAATTTACCAAAAGGAGTTGGAACAGGTTTTATTTGGGATACTGAAGGACATATTGTTACAAATTTTCATGTTATTAATAAAGTTAATAATGCAACTGTTACAATTAATAATAAAACATATAATGCAAAAATTACAGGTATTGAACCTGAAAAAGATATTGCAGTGCTTAAAATAGAAACTAATAATACACATGAATTACCATTACCTATTAAAATAGGTAATATTAATGATATTATGATAGGTGAATACTCATATGCTATAGGTAATCCATTTGGACAAGATCATACATTTACAATGGGAATAGTATCAGGTAAAAATAGAGAAATTACATCACCAACAGGTAAAAAAATAAAAGGGATTATTCAAACAGATACTGCAATTAATCCAGGAAATTCTGGCGGTCCATTATTAGATTCTGATGGTAAAATTATAGGTATGAATACAGCATCATTTGGTTCAGGAGTATCATCAGGTGTTGCATTTGCAATTCCAATAGATATAATTGAAAAAGTAGTAAATGAAATTATAGAATATGGAGGAGTTCAAAAAGCAATAATAGGTATTTCTTATTTGGAAAGATTACCAACAGCATATGAAAGTAAAGAATTAGAAATTCCAGAATTTAAGAAAGGTGTAATAATATTAAATGTTCCTTCAAATTCAACAACCGGTCTTATTGGAATTAAAAGAATAAATGATAAAAAAATAAAGATAGGCGATGTTATATTAGCGATAGATGATAATGAAATTAATAATACACAAGATTTATCAAATATATTAGAAAAATATAAACCAAATGATAAAGTTAAATTGAGAATAATAAGACAAGGAAAGGAAATAATAAAAGAGATTACATTGACAACATATAAAACAGAAACATATACAAATATGAAAATTGATATACCACTTAAAAATATAGCACCTCAAATAATACCAAAAATGTAATTATTGATTATTTTTTTAAATAATTATTTGAATAATAATAATTATCATAATTTAAAATAGAGATATGAAGGCAACTAAGGCAGATTGTATTAGAAAAGCAATAAATATAAGTAGTCAAAAAGATTTTTTTAAATTTGATAAGAAATCATATAATGCTGTAAAGGTTAAAGAAAATATTCGTGTAACATCACCTAAATTATTTGAATTAATGCGAACTATACAAGAATTAGATAAATATGATTTTGAAAAATATGGTAAAAATTTTAAACATATTATTTATTCTGATGTTAAAGCATCTATTGCAGGTATTAAATTAGTTGCATCTGTATTAAAGTCTTATGGTATGTCAAATATATATGATAATAAATTTAATTTTAAAATTCCAGATAGTAATAATAATTTTGCATTATTAACAAGTTTATCAATATATGATAAACCTTTTCCAGTTAAATTAAAAAATACAATTATTAAAGAATTTAATAGAAGACCTGATAATATTTATGGTGAAAATATTCGTTTTTTATTAATAGATTCTGCATATAAAGAAGGTATTGATGTATATGATGTTAAATATATACATTTAGTTGATGATTTAATTACACCATCAGATGAAAAACAAGCAATAGGTCGTGGAACACGTAAATGTGGTCAAAAAGGTTTAAAATTTCATCCTGAATTAGGTTGGCCACTTCATGTATTTAAATATAAATTAATGGTTGACCCAAATAAATATGGTGATTCTGATTCTTTTATGGTATATATTAAAGAAACTAATATTGATTTAAAACAACTTTATTTTGCAGCAGAATTAGAAGGTATTTGTCGTTTTGGTGCAGTTGATTATGAAATAAATAAGGCAATACATGAATTTGGAGATGATAAACAAGATGATTTGAATAGTAAAGATATATATAGTAAATATACACAATTTGATTTATTTAAACCAAAAGATATGTATGAATCTTTAGATAAAACTAAAAATGGAGAATTTAAATTAATAGAAAAAGCAAGATTTAATTTTGGTGGTAAAAAAGAGATTAAAAATAAAATTAAAAAAGAAATTGGAAAAAAATCTAAAAATTTATATCAAGAATTAATTAAATATAAGGAAGGTAAAACAAAAGATAGAAATAAAACATTTTATGATGAATCATTAGCATATCAAGGATATGAACTTACAAAACCATTAAAATTTATAAAAATGAGACAATATATTAGAAATTATTTTGATAAAAATAAATGGACAAATTTAGTTTTTAAAAATAATTGTGAAAAATCAACACAAGATAAATCTGATGATAGAATTGTTAATCTTACAAATAGTCAAGCATTTGTAAGTTCTTTTTTTAATTCAAAATCATGTTATAAAGGACTTTTATTATGGCATTCTGTAGGTACTGGTAAAACATGTTCTGCTGTTGCTATTGCTTCAAACTCATTTGAAAAAGATGGTTATACAATTATATGGGTAACACGTCATTCATTAAAATCAGAAATTTGGAAAAACATTTTTAATGAAGTTTGTTCTAAAACTATTGAAGAAAAATTAAAAAAAGGTATTAAAATACCAAAAGATGATATTATAGCACCATTAAAATATTTAGATAATCGTTGGGTTGAACCTTTAAGTTATAAACAATTTACTAATTTAATTAATAAAAAGAATACCTTATATAATGAAATGGTAAAACGTAATGGTAAAGAAGATCCTTTTAAAAAAACTTTAATTATTATAGATGAAGCACATAAATTATTTGATGAAAATGTACCACACCAAGAAAGACCTGATATAAATGCATTAAAAAGGGCATTATATAAATCATATAATTATTCAAAAGAAAAGAGTTGTAAATTATTATTAATGACAGCTACACCATATACAAGTAATCCAATGCAATTATTTAAATTATTAAATTTAATGAGAGAAAATGATTTTTTTGAAGAAGATTTTGATAAATTTAAAGATAAATATTTAGATTCTGAAACTTATAAATTTAAGACAGATGCAAATAAAGAGTTTTTAGATAAAATTACAGGATATATATCATATTTAAATCGTGAAAAGGATGTAAGAGAATTTGCATATCCTGTTATTTATAAAAAAGAAGTTTATTATACAACAAATGATGATTTTAATTCTCCTATAATTAATTTTTATAAATTAATGTTAAATGATATTTCTGATTATATTAATCATATTAATCATAAAAAAGGTAAAGATATTATAACTGTATTTAAAGAATTAGTAAAAAAACCCAAAAAAGAAAATGAGGTTATTAGTCAAGAAGAGGCACTTGATTTATGTTATGTAAAGGCAAATAAAACTAAATCAAAAGCAAAAACAGATGAAGTTATTAAATTAGATAGTTTTGAATTAATGAAAGAATTTATTAAAACAACTGAAAAAAATATGAAGGAATTAGAACAAAAAAATAAAAAAGATGCGAAAGATATTGAAAAAGCAGAAAAAGCAAAATTAAAAGAACTTGAAAAAATTGCAAAATTAGAAGCAAAAGAAGCTGCAAAAAAAGAAAAAGCACTTGCTAAAAAAAAATAAAATAAGTTATATTTAAATATAAGTCATTTAACATTATTATAATTAATAATTAAGGATGATGACATGGGATGATTTAAAAAATTTAAATTTAATTCCATATAGAGAACCTGAAATTGAAAATGAATATACTTTATTTAAACAAAAAACTTCTATGTCTGAACATATTTTTAATAATGTTTTACATATAAATCAAAATAATCAAAATAATCAAAATAATCAAAAATTATTTTTAACTATTAATAAATATCCTTATCATGTTGAGAGTAATGTTATTCATTTTATTATATGGGATTTAGAACCAGATGAAAGGGATTTAAAGAAAAATAAAAATAAATATAGAAAATTTGCAAGTAAATTATTTAATCTTAAATATTTTGATATAATAATAAGAATTAATAAAATTGAACATCAGTCTATACGTGAAATAAAACATTGTCATTTATTTATAAAACAAAAATAAATTTATATTTCATATTTATCAATAAATTTAAGTATAAAAGGTTTATCATTTATTATTTCAGATTTATTAGGAGTTTTATTAAATATCCAACCTAATAAATTTAATTGTTTTAATAATATAGACATATATAAATTCATACCATCCGGTGTATACATTTTTTTATAAAGTTTTTTATTTTCATTTAAATCAAATAAATATTGAGATAATTTTAATGTTTCTGTATTTATATCATTATTTAATTTAATTTTATTATCAACCCAACCTTTATTTTTTTTATTTATAAATCCTTTAAATATTAATTCACTATCACTTATCATTAAATTTGGTTTAGTTGAAAAATGTTTTGATAATCCAAAATCCCAAATTACCCATAAAAATCCTAAATTTTTTAAATAATAATCTATATCATTTATTTTATAATGAAAAAAACCACCACTTTTAATTTTATGAAATAAAAAATTACCCCAATGACTATCTGAATGAAGAGAACCTGTATATAAATTAAAACTTAATATTGCTAATTGAATTTGAACAAAAGCATTTGATAATAATTCATAATTTGAACAATTTTCATTAATAAATGTCTTTAAATCACCATTTGCTAATTCATTTAATAAAATTACAATAGGTGTTTTCTTTTTTGTTGTTTTTATTAATAATTTTGGAAATGTATTAATTATATCAGAATCTATATCTTTTATTTCATTTCTCATATCATTACAATATAATGTCGAATATAATAAAGGAAAATGTGGTGATTTATGTTGTAATAAAGCAGTTCTTAATTGTTCTAAATATTTTATTTCTTTTTCTGTTTCTTTTAATTCTCCAATTTTAATTGCATATTTAAATAATTTACCATCTGTATCTTTAAAACTACTTATATAATTAATTCCAAATTTACTTTTTGTTCCAATTTGATTTTTTAAATGTATTATATCATTTATTAAAAATTCAGGACTACCATCCGATAATTTATAAAATTTTAAACAATTATTATTACTTTTAATATCTATATTTAATTTTTTTATTAATTTATTATAATATAATTCTCTATCATTTATATTTGCAGATATACGATTTACAAATGGATACATAAAACTTTTTAATTTTTTTTGAATTAATGATGATGCTTTATTTGGTGTTAGTTTTATTGATGATTTATTTATTGTTGATTTATCTATTGTTGATTTATCTATTGTTGATTTATCTATTGTTGATTTATTTATTGATGATTTATTTATTGTTGATTTATCTATTGTTGATTTATCTATTGTTGATTTATCTATTGTTGATTTATTTATTGTTGATTTATCTATTGTTGATTTATCTATTGTTGATTTATCTATTGTTGATTTATCTATTGTTGATTTATCTATTGTTGATTTATCTATTGTTGA